ATACTGCACTTGCTGGTAGCCTTCAGTTTAATGGAAGCACCCAATTTCTCAGTTTGGTGCCGGGCTTTGCTTTAGGGACTGGTGCTTACACCATAGAAGGTTGGTTCTACAACAACGTCAACTATACCGCTCAACGGGCATTGGTTGCTCCACAAAATCCAGGCGGAGCCTCAAATGCTCTAAGCCTATTCACTACCGATGCACAGTCATTTAGTCTGGACGCATATGGTGGTGGAGGTGGTAGAACTTATACTTTTCCCAATAACACCTTGCAAGTTAATCAGTGGCAGTATATCATACTCAACCGCAATAGCGATCAAAGAGAAACAATGTGGGTAGGAACTTTCGTCAATACTAGTTCTTATGTAACGTGCAATCGTGCTACTGGTGCCGCAGGAGGAACCAGTGTTAGCGGTGGCACCCAGATTAACAATTTGAATTACTCGGGCGTGTGTAACAACATAGGCAAATTCTATGGGGGCTATTGGCCCGGTTTCATAACCAATTTACGTGCTACTGTTGGAACGGCTGTATATGACAGTACTAGTAGCACAGTTGTAGCACCTTCAGCACCATTAACTAGTTTGGCTAATACCAAATATTTGATGTTGGGTGCGGATGTGACCACAGATACATCAGGTACGCAAACTGTCACAAACAACAACTCAGTAGCGCAAACTGCCACTGTACCATTCTAAAGATAGTGTATAAAGGAAAAGCCCCTTTCGGGGCTTTTCCATTATGAGAGCGGTCTTTACTCTCGGGGCAGTGCGTTAACTTCTTCAAGAACCTTCTGCACTTCTGCTAGGTCCTTGCAATTGAGTTTGACTGTTGCCCAGTCGTCCTGATCGTTGCGACCGGACACTTCGCACATAAACCCATTGTCATAGAAATAGACGTTGACAACATCACCTGCTTTAGTGAGTTTGTCTGAGACCTTGGTGACTGATTTACGTGCCATTAAACAGCAGCCTCATCACCTGACACTGCATTCAGTACATCCTGTACTGTAGTGTCATTCTTCTTAGCGCGGGCCTTGATTGCTTCAAGACTTGGCTTAGTTGCCTTTACCTTGACCGTGCCCTTGCTGGCTTCCTTTTCCTTATCGATTAGAGTATCAGTAATAGTTGCCTGATCCTCTGCTGACTGAAACTCACGGCAAGTAAGCATATACTTGAGTGATTCAATCTTAGTCATCTCACTGGGCAATTCAATGAAGTCACAGCGACTTGCGCCGCCCTTCGTAAACTGCTTAACACGGCGGACCATGTCATCAGTGAAACGAACCTTAGCATTGCCATTGTGAACAGTAATACCAACAACCTTAAAAGTCTGAGTAGTCATACAATTATCTCCTTAGAGAGTTAAACAAATCGTGCGATATTGCACAGTTATAATGATAGCAAAAGGGCAATATAAAGTCAAGTGTTTTTTACCCTTTTGTTACCCATTATTCTTACACTAGATTCGCTGATTCTGAAATCAACTGCGAACCATACAACACACGGGCCAATTCAATTGCCCGATAGTTATCCGAAGCACTAACAGTTACCCGAATCGGGGCACCACTAGAGTTACGAATCCAAATCCAATATTCATTCATTTTTAGGGTCTCCCAAAAAACAAAGACAAAGTGAAAACAATTAGCACAATCCAAAAAAGTAGTTCGCTATACGATGCTGTATAGAAAATTACCTTATTATAAATTTCCTTAAGTTTACTCATTACGCCTCCACCACATAATTCTTGTTCCACTTACCGATGTTGATATCAGTGTAATACGCAGTGTCGAAATAATCCGTCATTGCATCACTGTTATCGTACCAGCCTGCACTCTTGAGGGCCTTGAAAGCATCCGTCAGAAATGCCTTAGCATCACCATCATAGTGATCCTGAAACCAGTAAGGGTTGACCTGATCATAACCCGAGGCGTTCGCACGAAAACCGCGAGACACCTGATAGTGGTCATTGCCACAGACACGGTTGCTGTTAGCGATGAAATCGATCTTGCCTGACTTGAGGGTCAGAACAATGCTAGAATGATTGCGAACAGACAAAGTGCCCTTGACGCCATACTTCTTAAAGATAGGCTTGAGAGCATTAGCGATGACTGCCTTGCGTTCTTGATTCATATAAGCCATTTCGTATCTCCGTTATCTCAGTGTCAATACATGTATTGTACGCCCAAACCCATTAAATGTCAAGCCTTTTTTATCCATTTTTCTCATTTTCTTCAAGAATTTTGGACAACCCGGACACCATTATGGTCAGACCTAGTAGCGAAAAAACAACAACTTCCCAAAGAGGCAGGGGTTGGGTACCAGACGCAAGTGCGTAATCATCGGTACCAGCAACCCCTGCCAGAATCAAAAATCCAATTAGAAATCGAATCATTTATCTTTCCAATCTTTCAGTTTATACATGTATTATATGCCCAAACTGAGTAAATGTCAAGCCTTTTTTATCCTATATAAATCAATAACTTACGCATATGGCCTATAGAAAATATGCGCACCGATTTGGACCATTCGTTTCTTTACTCTAGCCCAATACGGTCTCACATAATCTGCGTGATAGAACAACGCATCTTCTAGACCATGTATTCTCTTACCGTTTTCCAATACGTCACGGGCAATTCGCTTGCTTTCTTCCCAACGAGGACCTGCCGGCGTAGTCCACCTCATCCTATGATTGTTAGCCCATGAGAACTGGTAAGGTTCCAAAACAACTTCGCAGATACCCTTTTCGAATCGAGGGTCTTTCATGCGGTTGACAGTAACCTGTGCTACTGCATATTTACCAAGTTTACTTTCATGCCCGGCTTCGTGATAGATATTTTTTGCCATGCAGAAAATATCTGTTCTATTGTGCATGATTTTTTCGTTCGTATCTACTATTGACAAAAATTTTGGTTTTGGCTGTGAATATGATTTCACGACCGGGTCAACGGCGATAGGAATGGTTGCTACAGCAGGAGCAACTACAGGTGCGGGCTTTGCGTGATTATCACGGGTTAAACCCTGCCATAAAAATGCAAGAATCATAAGACCTAGCATAATTTTCCATGGCATTACTGTTTCAGATAGTTGTTGTTGAGAATAGTACATTTTCTTTCCTTATTAGGGCCGACTACGGTATAGATAGACTATTGTTATTGTCTTTATTACTATCTAGACGATAGGTAGCACTTCCGGAGGTTGGTGAAAAGGATGATGACCACATCCGAAGATATGGTCACCAATTTTTCAGTTTGCCTCGCGGCTTACTAGACGGCGATTCTCAAGCCGTCTCAAGCATGTTCGCAGGAACACGCCAATTAGTAGGGAACAGTGAATTAGAATTCTGTTCCTTAACAATCACAAACTTGCGATTGATTTTAGTGACGGTACCGAGAACGGTACGACCATCACGTGAACTGACAAACTTGACGGGTAGACCAACAGACAGACTGCGCTTCGTTTCCTTGGTCAACTGTGCCCGGGCAAACTTTAGGGCCATAGTGATCGAATTCAACTGATCGTTCGTGAAGTTACCGAACATGATCGCCTTATTAACTTGATCGATAGTCATTAGCAGTTCCTCTTTCTCAGTTTCAATACTATGTAGTATATGCCCAAATCGATTAAATGTCAAGCCTTTTTATAACTTTTTTTTGGGGACAAATCCTTCGGGCATGTCAGCCCCGTCCCCGAATAAGAATGATTCGCATTGAGTCCTTAGATACTTACGTGCCTCAGGATCCAACGCATTAATACGGTTCTCATTGACTAGCATCGTTTGATGCTTAAGCCAAGAGTCCCATGCCTCTTTACTCACAGTTTCAAAGATACGTTTCCCAAACTCTCCGGGATAGGGAGGGAACGTTAGTCCCTCTGTTTCCCTGTTTAGTACTACGCAATTAACAGTCCTCATGAAGCCACTCTCTCTTACCGAAACGAGGCTTACGACGGTACTGGTTCTTTGGCTCAACACGTTTGCACTTGAAAGGACTGTCGTTATCAAACAACACCTTATGTGCGCGGTGTTTGGGACGCTCTAACGTGAAATGAAGAGTTTCTTTTTTCATAGTAAGTGTATCTTATACCCAAACAGATTAAATGTCAAGCCTTTTTCTTAAATTCTTTATCCACATAAAACTGGATCAGTTCTCGCTGAATTTGTGTCAGCAAATCACCATGATCCTCATTAACAACGAAACGTACCGGACAACGTGCCCAAGAACGGTTCTTATTAAAGTCTGCAAACCACTGTCTATGCTCTTTAATAGTAGGATCAAATACTACATAGGGACGACCATAAAATGCTAGTTTCGACATAAAATATTTAACTCCGAGTGATGGTTTAAAAACTATTATATTAACTCATTACAACGTAAATTCTACACGCTTTACCGCACGTAGAGTAAAACTTCTCCAGCCACTTGCCTCTAGATCATATACAGCAACAACATCGTCTGTTTTCTGCTTTCGAGGTTCCTTATCTTCCTTTACTTCTACTTTAGGTAGTTGTTCAGGATTCAATGTACATTTCATAACACGTTCTGTGCCATCTTTCTTAGTAAAGGTTACTGTTGCAGGGCCTACCTTCAACATATCCTTTAGCCAATCACGAAATGTATTCCATTCACTATCAGTCCAATCGGCTGTTGGACCCTTAACATCAATTTGATTCATTCTGCTCTTTCCAAGTTGTGAAATGATTTTTCATAATAAGGTCATCAGACCATCCACTGAATGTGGGATTTTCTTTACGAAACATCTCTAGTGCTTCATCTTGTGTTACTACACGATGACTGACAATGTTTTCACCAATATGTTCCTGATAGAATTCTTTTGCTTCTTCACATGTAACAGTATCAAGTGCCCACTTTGCCTTGTCATTGCCATAGTCATCAGTACCAACAGGTACTTCTACCATGTATTGTAGTCGAAACAATGAAACTGCTTCGACTAGTACCCACTGGGTTTTCGGCTTCTTAGTCAAAGTAAAACTCCCGTCTTTATTGTCAGTCCAAATAAGTTCATCACCTTCTTTCCAACCAGTTTCTTCTAATAAATCTGGTGGAAATTCTAGGATACTGTCTCCGGTATCAGGATCCTCTTTTACGTCTAGTATCCAACGTTTCATGTTAGCAACCTTGTTAGTCCTACTGTATCAATGGTAGTTAAAAGAACATAATTAGCAAGCATACCAAAACTACGGCGAGTATAAGCGGCCCAGGAGTAGATAGCACAGCCAGTAATCCAAAGAGGATAAAGTAAAAGCAGAGGAGGATTAGGAACAGTAAGGGCCATAATAAGAGAACAACCAATACTAAGAGCCCATGCCACAACTTCAAGGGTGAACCTAACATGGTTACTCTTTAAATCCTCTTTTATCCATTGAAAGATTCCACTGAGTGTATCATTCATTATCTTCCTTGTGTTTATCAATGGCTAGTTGAATAATTTCTTCTACCATTTTATTAAGTGTAATATCACGCTTATGTGCCATAAGCGCAATCTTTAAAATTTCATCTTCATTCAAATCCAACGGTACTTGAATACGCTTGTCAAAACTATCATCACCATTAAAGATGGCTAATGCCTTTTCTAAAAAGTCATCTGCTGATTCCAAATCAATCCACTTAATATCATCCCACGCCTGTTCTGGATCGATGTTGCGTGATTCTGCTTCATCCAAATAGTCTTGCTTATATTCAGGATTCAGCCAGCGATAGGGTCTGATATCAGGATCCCAAGTGTCTGTATCTACAGAGACATTGACCTCATAAACCTCTTGCGTTTCGGTGTTGAATACCGCACTGACATAAGCATAGTCACTGCGGTATTCTAAGAATCGTGCATTTTCCCAACAATCCCATAGATAGTTATCACCACCTGAAATCTTGTGATCAAATGCTTCATTCAAATCATAAACGTACATTGTAATCTCCTAACATATTACACACTATAATGCCTAATGGTGTGTTGTGCAAGTTAAACGGTAATATTACTTTACCTCTAACCTTGCTTTGATTTCCATAAAAAACTGATGGTACTTTGCCATTCTAGCAATGTCCTTTTCAGAAACACCCTTGAGGCGGCGAACATCAGTGTTGTGTCGCAAATCTGCCATCTTAACACGCATAGCATCTTTATTAGCAAACACCACTTCCTTGTACTCATCGTAGGTCTGCCCGGGCATCTTAGTCAATGAACGAATGCCTTCGATAACCCTTTCGCTCATACCTGCTTCACGCAAGTCCTTGAAAGTGACACTAGTGTCCTCAACAACGTCATGCCCAAGAGCCATGCACATCAGTTCCTCATCATCAGTCTTGAGGTAGTGCATAACCTTAAGAGGATGCAGAATGTAGGGATTGCCACCTCGGTCAAACTGACCTGCATGTGCGTTAGTAGCAAGTACTAACATCTTGCCTAGCATTTCACCTTTTCTCATTTTCTGCTCCTTTTCTTTACTGTAATTACATCATAGACTATTTGGTATTATTTGTCAACCCCAAATGTGTTAAGTGCGGGTTGCAGTTCGTTGATCAATGCAGTCTCAACTTTGTGAGCCTCTGCCTTACCACGCACAATATCGACCAGCAAAACTAGAAACGCCTCGGCACCATACTTGCGAATGTTGCGAGACAAGCCCCAATTCTTGTTCTCAGTCTTAGCACGTTGAACATGCTTCAAGAACCTACGCTGGATAGTACGTTCGGCATTACCGCGATACGATACCACTGTCAGTCCGATATATTGTTCACCCGTGATAGTGTTCTCAAGCATATAGATTGCTTGATTACGATCTGATCGGCGCTTGCGGGTGTTTTTCGAGTTCATGCATGTATTATATGCCCAAACCCATTAAATGTCAAGCCTTTTTAGGCTCTGTAAGTTATTGATTTTGCAAGAGAATTTTAAGCACTTTTTGTTGCTTTTTTGCAACATCCTCTTCCCAAGGAAGTGCTATATAGTCACGATAGGGCATACTTTTCTTGACTTTATATACTGTATTTTCCCACAGTATATCCCCAAATCGATTATTTGTCAACCTTCCCTGACAGACTTGTTCTAAGTGTAACAATTCATGTACTAGTGGAATGACAATATCATTTAACGACAGATCCAAATTGATACGCATCCTGTTGGGATATCTAAAATCTATCACAGTCTCGCCGTAATTACTAGGACCTAATTGAATGAATTCGATTTCTATTACATCAGGTAAGTCCAAATAATCTCTAAGTCGGGTGCAAACATATCTTGCAACCTTCTCTTTTTGATTATCTGGACTTACGCCTTTATAATAATAGAATCTAATCATTGACTATTTATTAGTCAATTTTTCAATTTCATTGGCTGCTTCTTCAAGCAAGTCAGCAATACGATCAGGTTTGCCTTCTTGTACAGAAAGTCGCTCGGTGTTATTCCTGCGAATCTCTGCACGTTTGCGTAGGCGAAAAACTAAACTTTGCTCACTTATTGGCAGATGACTTTCATCTTTCATATCATGCCTCCATATAGTTACGCACCCACGCTAGGCGTGCTTGTTCATCCATAGCAGTATACTCATCAATGTTTGCACGAATTGCATCTACCAGTGGATAATACTCTTCGTCCAAATTCTTCTTAATGTCATTCTGCATGTTCACCAACTTGTCAGTGCGAGGATTACGTGCGACCCACTTGTTGGTCAAATACCAAGGACTCTTGATCTTTGATGAGATTCCTCCCATTGCATAGAACACAAATCCTTCATGGCGCACACTCTTTACTAACTCTTTTAGTTCACCCATAGAAACACACAAATGTTCAGTGCCATAGCAACCAAACATCGATGCCATGTTCATGTCTACTTCTACAGGGCTACCCCAAACTTTCCGGCGATGACCCAGGTAATACATACCTTCAATTTCAGGAATGATGTGAGGATCGTTGCGATGTACACATTCAAACATAAAAGTATAGGTAGAATGCTTTTCGCATACACCACGGAATCGTGACAAGTGAGGACGAATCAACTCCTTAGCCATAGTAACATAGTCACTATCAGTAGAACCAGTAGTTGACACAAGGATATCATCATTGTGCCAAGTTACTGCAACCATGAAGCCATTGACCTTACGATATGCATCTACTACAGTTTGATCCGAAAACACAGGAGCCTTTGATTCAACACCATAGTTATACACCTTGGTGAATGGGTAAGACACAATGTTGAATTCGCTATCAACGATAGTTCCACGGCATTCCTCTAGATAAGTATTCCAAAGGTTGTCATAGAAAACGTTCTTGCGGTACTTAAGTACAAACAAGCCCTCACCAGCCGGACGCATAGTGACCAACTTTGGATTTTCTTCTACAAACTTACGCAAATCTTCCTTCATCATACTCTCCTAATCTCAATAAAGCCTTCATCCTCAGTAGGCATTTGAAAGCCCTTAATCATTTGCACCATTACTTCTGAAGGAATATTCTTCCCGGGGCGTGATGCAAGTCTACGCTTCAACTCTGTCATTTCAGGTGTTGCAAAAACTACAGCAATATGCTCATAGTCTCGCAACATATTGAACTTACGTCTACGGCTATTGATTGTCGTTGAAGTTTGATCCCAAATAATATCTTTACCCTGTTCACGTGCTGTAACAACATCCTTTGCCATCAAGTCAACAGCGGTAGGCATATAGTCTTTAAACACTTCGTTATAGGTCTTACCTACACTCTTAGCGTATGCTTCAACATGGTTATCAGTCGAAACGATAACACAGTCTTTAGCCCAAGATTGATTCCCAATCCAAGTACTCTTACCTGCCCCAGGTACGCCAATCAATTGATAACACTTTGCCATAACTATTCCTTAATGGTGAGGCTTAATCTCACCCTTCAATGCATCTACAATCATATCGTCAAGACTTGATACAACCTTACCAGTAGCATCAAATCCGGCATCACGGGCACGATACTTTTCAAGCCCTGTCTTGTCACCGTGAACGTGTCCATAGAAGTGAACACTACCACGATGCATTTGATCCCATTCGAGGATCGGGAAGTGAAACATCACAACCATAGTACCTTCATGACGCATACGCAAGTACTTGTGAATCTCCTTGAAGCATGACCTAAAATCTTGATCTTTAGTCAGTTTTTCGTCATGGTTACCTTCAATCAGAATCTTAGTACCATTCAGTTGGTCAAGAATTTTGATTGCCTTATCTGCATTACAGAAAGCAATGTCACCAAGAATGTACACTTCGTCGCCTGGTTGTACAGTCTCGTTCCATTCTTTAATCATGGTGGTGTTCATGTGACCCACATCCTTAAAACGGCTACGGGTCACTGGACAATACTTCATGATGTTAGCATGACCAAAATGCAGGTCTGATGTAATCCACTTTTTCATTTCTTCTCTCATTTTTACATTCCTTATTATATACGTTTTGGGCATTATTGTCAAGCCCTATTTTAGCCAATAAATATCAGTATGACTGCATTAACTGACTTCATCATCAATTGGGGAGAGGTAGTCGAATTAGACTTCCCCAAAATGGATTTGAATCATGTCAAATCTATTTTAGACAAACACCCCGGTTGGAAAACCTACCAACCGCATAAGCCTGGATACAATCGATTTGGTTTAAGTGTGACTAGTCTAGATGGTCAGTACTCAGGAGAACCTGACCTATATTCATTGCGTGAATGGCAGAACATGACTGGACAATCATACAATGAAATGAGTTTTAAGAAACGTACAAACATTGTACAGTTTATACCTGAACTAGATGAGTTTCTAAACTTTTGGGAGCCCAACTTAGGAAGAACACACTTCTTAAAACTTGACAAAGGCGGCTTCTTCCCTCCACATAGAGACAACGGAGCAATCGTTTCTGTACCTACATTCAGAATCATCGTACCTATCTATAATTTTGGCATCAATGATATGAAGTGGATCCAAGATGAAAAGATACAACGTTTTGATCTAG